CGCCACGGGGGCAAGTGTTGCGGCGTCCGGACTCTATGCCATCCCTGCTGCGGCAAGCCCCGCCACGGTAGCTTTGTCTTCAATGGGGGCGGCTGGCAGCGCCGCCGGTGGCCATATCGCTACGGGTGCAAGTGTCGCGGCGGTTGGACTTCATGCCATCCCTGCTGCGGCAATCCCCGCTACGGCTGCCTTATCTGCATCCACAATTGGGGCAACAGCGGCAACTGCTGCACATGGCAGCTTAGGCCAATCTTTGTTGTCAGTTGCCAGTAGTGCAAAAATTATGCTGCCTTTGTTAGGCGGGGTCACGATGATAGGTTTGGCCAATGATGTCATCTCCACTAACAGAGAATTCCAAACCTTGCGTACCAGCTTATCAACTACGGTTGGGGGGTTGGAAAATGCAGGGATAGCGTTTGCGTTTGTCCAAGATTTTGCCGCAAAAACCCCCTTTGATGTCGCCCAAACAACAGAAGCCTTTATTAAATTAGGTAATTTAGGTTTAAAGCCGTCTGAAGAGGCATTACGGTCATACGGTAATACCGCCTCATCGCAAGGCAAGCCGATTATGCAAATGATTGAAGCAGTCGCAGATGCCACAACAGGCGAGTTTGAACGGCTAAAAGAATTCGGCATTAAATCCCGTCAGGAAGGCGACAAGATATCATTTACATTTGCCGGGTTGACGACAACAGTCGGCAATAATGCCGAAGATATCCAGAAATACCTGATTGATTTGGGTAACACTAAATTTGCGGGGGCAATGGAGGCACAGTCTAAGACCATCAGCGGGTCAATCAGCAATATGTCTGATACTTGGGATGCGTTTATGGACAATTTAATCAACGCCAATAATGAAAATTTAATTGCGAGTTGGGTGACAACGGCAGGCAATGCAATCCATTGGTTGGATGTGCAGATTAACGGGGCTATCCGCAATGTTGATAAGTTAATGCAGGTTGATGAGCAGATCATTAATCTGCGTGCTGGGTTAATTGCGCATCAAAATAACGGCATAGTTGGCAGTTTGATTGATGATTTAACGGGCTACGATGCAGGTTTACAGCAAAACCGGATTGATGCATTGATTAAAGGCCGTCAGAAGTTAACCGAAACGATAAAAGAGCAGAAAGCCGCCCAAGATGGCTTGGTCAACTCAATGGGAAAAACAGGTGGCAAAGATAACGAGCCAACTGGTAGCAAGGAAGGTTTAAAAATCATGGATGATTTGATTAAGAAAAATAAAGAGCTGACGTTATCAAAACGTGAAGCGTTTGCAGCGGACATTGCTTCCCAAGGATTAAATCCTCAGGAGATTACGGCAGCGATGGCCTTGTTTGATGCCAACTCAAAAGTCGAGGCACAACAAAAGTCCGCATCTGACGGGCAAAAAAACGCCATGTCAGGGGCTAAAAAAGCGGCATCTGAAGCCGCCCAGTCTGCTGAAAAAATGGCTAACGCTTATAAGCAGGAAGCCTTATCTTTGGATGAGGAGCATATAAAGCTGACAAAATCTGAGCGTGATTATTTCCTGTATACCCAAACCGTCAAGGGCTTCAATGCCGCCCAACAACAAACCTTATTGGGCAAGTTTGATTTGGCTAAAGCCGATGAGGCGGCGAAGAAAACGGCAGATGCCCAAGATGCGGAAATGAAGAAATTGGTTGATAAATATAATCAACTGACGTTATCGGCGCGTGCTTATTATGTTGAGACCCTAAGATTACAGGGTATTACTGGGAAAAATGCTACACCTTTTTTGGCGCAATTTGACAAAAATGCCAGCGTCGAAACTGGAAAGAAAAAAACTGAGGATGCCAAACGGGAATTAGAGAGCTATAACCAGTCATTATTGACGGCACAACAAACTATGGCTGGATTTGGGAATGTATCATCATCCGTTTTTGATGCCCAGCTTGGTGGCTTAAATGCCATGATCGGCGCATGGTCAGCGATGACAACAGGCATTGGTGAGAATACTCAGGCATTGGAAGAATTGCACCAAAAACAGCAATTAAACTTAGATACGCAAAAAATAAACGGTGTTTTAACGGCTGAGGGTGCGGCAAATGCTGAAAAATATGCTAAAAAAGAAATTGAACTGACAGGACAAAAAAGCTTATTAGAAATTGATGGGGCGCGACAAATTGCAGCTTCAGCAGCGCAAATGTTTGGCGAGAAAACTGCCGCCGCTAAAGCCTTCCATGATATAGAGATGCTATTAGCCGTCGCTAGTATTGCCATGAAATCAAAGGAAATGGCGATTTCTACTATGGCAACGGCAGTGAAGATAAAGGAAGGCGCGGCAACTATGTTTTCTGAATCCGGTTGGCTGGGATTTGCCGGAGTTGCCGCCATGTTGGCCGTGATGGCCGGATTGGGCTATGCGGCTTCAGGTGCTGGTAGCAGCATCCAGCCGCCGCCCAAGACCTCCGCTGATACGGGGACGGTTTTGGGCGACACCACGGCGCAATCCCAATCTATCGGCAACATCGTCAAAACCCTTAATGACATCCACGCCTCTGAATATCCGCAATTAATTGGAATTAATAGCGGAGTCGCCAATTTGCAAACGGCTCTAATCAGCACTATCACGACCTTGTTCCAAGCAGGCGGCTTAGACGTATCAAACAAAGGCCTAAATTTATATTTTGATCCTGGCATTTTTGGGGGCGGTTACAGTTCCGTTGATCAACGTGGCATCCAAACCCAATCACAAAACATTGGTAGCATCATTTCAGGCGCTATGCTTGATGCAGTGCAATACAATGTCATTAAGATTCGGAGCTGGGATTTATTCAGCGATTCGACCTCTTATGAAACGGTTTTTAATTCACTGGATTCTAAGGTCGTCAAATCGTTAAGCCAGGTGTTTGATTCGGCGGGTTCGGTTTCATTGTCATTGGCCCAGGCTTTGGGCGGTGACTTGGAAACCAAGGTTAAAAATTATGTCATCCCTTCCCTTAAAATCGACCTTACCGGATTAAGCGGGGATGATGCCAGCAAAAAAATAAACGCCGTTTTATCGACCGCCATGGACGCGATGGCCACTGATGTTTTTGGCGGCACGGTCGGACAATATCAAAAATTGGGCGAGGGTATGTTGGAAACGACGACCCGTATTGTCAGCGAAATGGCCGTCGTTAAGGCTGCCATGCACCAGTCCGGCATTGAAATGGGGGCTGACACGATGGCCATCAGCGATTCGTTGGTGCAGGCGGCGGGCGGACTGAAAAACTTTCAAGACCAATTTGCGGTATTTTACGACAAGTTTTACAGCGACATCGAAAAACAGGCACGTCTGCAAGCGACATTGTCGGGGCAATTGCAGTCGGTGTTCTTGGGGTTGCCCGAAACCCGTGCGGGTTATCGTGACCTGATTGAGGCCTTGGACTTGAACAATGCCAAAGACCGCGAACGGTATGCGCTGTTGATTAAGTTGGCGGGGGCGGCGGACACTTATTATACATCACTCGAAACTGGCCTAAAAACGTATCAGGATGCGGTCAAAACCTCTTACGACACGGCGGCCAATTTATTAAAAGGCCAGGTCGATACTTACCGCAATTTTGTCACCCAGCTTAAGGGCTTCAGCGATTCGTTGGTAACGGGGGCGTTATCGACATCCAACCCCGCCGACAAATACCTTTCGGCAAAATCAGCTTATCTGTCCGTCAAATCGGTGCTGGCCACCGGCACCGATGCGCAAAAAGAGACGGCTCTGGGGCAATTGCAGTCAGTCACCCAAGCCTATCTGGAGGCATCCAAAGCTTATAACGCTTCCGGCATGGGGTATGTTAAGGATTTTGTCGATGCGCAAGCCTTGCTTGCCAAGGAAATAGGCAGTTCAACGGACAAGGCGGCTGTGGCACAAGCGCAGTTGGATCAGCTCACCGCGCAAGTGACCGCGTTGGGTTTGATTAACCAATCGGTATTAAGCGTTAAAGATGCCGTGGATGCGTTTTCGAAGGCGGTAGTCAGCTTGCAAAAAGCACAAGCCGCACCAGCGCAGTTGGCGGCGGACAATAAAAACCGCGCGGCGTTCGGGGCGATTGAGAGTGGCCGGAAGGCGGCGTATGAAGCCCCGATTGCAACCCGTGCAGCAGCGGTCAGCGCGGCGGCGCAAAAGTCTGAGGGGATGCTAGGCTGGGATGCCGGCACCAGCAAAAAATATTTCAGTGCTGAGGCGACGGTTAATGCCGGTACCGGCACTATTGTGAGCGGCGAGTCGTATCAGTCGGCCAGTGGCCATGCGGCGGATGTCATCAATACTGTCAAGGATGGTGGGTTTTTGCATGTCAGACAGCAATTTTCCTATATTGGCAAGATGTTGCAGGGCCTGGTCGGCGGCGCTTTGCCAGATATTTATCTTAAATTAGCAGGCGGTGGCGGTAATGGCAATGCCATGTATACGTTTTCCGGACAAACCCGGTCAGTGCAAGGTGATAACATCGACCCGTTGGTGCGATTGTTTGCCAACGATGCCGCCGATTATCTTGCCGACCACTTGGGCAATGCCGCGTGGGCTAATCAAATTAAGTCGGTCAGTTTTGCGAGTTTGGATAGCGGCTTTAGCGAGTTGTCGGCGTTAATGGCACATCTTAAGCATCCGTATCAAGCCAAATCTTATAATGACAAGGTCGATTATAGCAAGCTGGACGGATCACATCGGGGCGGTTTGGAGCGCGTGCCTTTCGATGGCTATGTCGCCGAGCTGCACAAAGATGAGCGGGTTTTGACGGCACAGGAATCGGTTGATTATGCGGCCAGTCAGTCGGTGGCGGTGGTGTTTGCTCGGCCTGCTTGGCTCGATGAGCTGTTACGCAATCCCGCTGCGCCTGTTAAGGCTGATAGCGATCCGGTAGCGGATAAGTCTGCCAAGACTTTGGAATTATGCCTGGCTGAAATGCGTAAGCTGAATAAGCAGGCGGCGGAAAGTGTCATAGTTGAGCGGGCGGGCTTTTTGCAGGCGATTGCGGCGCTGGAGGCGCAAATCACTTTGATGCAGCAAGCCAACCGCCAAGCTTCACGCGTAGTCAGGGAGCAATAGCCGATGGATATATTATTTGTGATTAGTGCAGTTGATGGCAGCAATGTGGCGCATACGTTGTATTTTAGTCAGTCTGGATTTATTGATGGCGATGCCCATTATTATGATAAGCGCATTATTGGCCCCGCGCAGATAACGATTTCACCTAATGATGGCGGTTTGCTGTCTATTTTCAAATCCGCTTCAGTCGGGGACATCACCTTGGCTAATGCCGATGGCGGGCTGGATTATTTGGCAGATTATGCGGTGGATGGCCGTAGTGCGGTCATATCCTATTTTGACGGCGATACGGTGACTGAGCGGTTTAGCGGTACTGTCAGCAAGATGTCCGAGCAGGACAACACGGTTATTTTTTCGTTGCGAGCTTTGCAGGAAACGTTGACCAATAACCACCCGATGACGGTTTATGCGGGTGATAACGTATTGCCCGCTGGGTTGGAGGGCACGGCAGATACGATTATCGGCACGGTCAAGCCTAAGGTCTTTGGCGATGTGCGCAATATTCAGCCTATCCTCGTTAATTCTTCCCTGTTGATTTATCAATGTTCAGACCTGGCTAATTGCCGGATCACCGCTGTTTATGACGATGGTGTACGCCTGACTAATTTTACGGTTAACGGTAGCCATTCGGTAGCGGATGCTACGATAGCCATCCACAATGGTCTGGGCGATATTACAGCGGACAGCAAGGTCATTTTTGGCAACCATTCGACTATTTACACGGTTGATGTCGGTATCATCGGCGGCATTTTAACCCTATTGACCGGCTTGGCCGTGGCGGTGCCGAATGGCACGGCTATAGATGTCGTCAATTTTTATGTGGATACTTTGGATATTCAGGCCACTAATTATTTAGTGGATGGCGATCAAGCCAAAGGCTTAAAGACTATCGCGGTCGGCAGTGGCGTTGGGGCTATTAATAGTGGCGATAAGGTCATTTTTAGCAGTCATTTGTCGGTTTATACAGTGGCCACCGGGTTGACGGGCGGGGTTATTGTGCTGGATCGGGTGACAGTCGAGGCGTTGAGTGATGGCGACGTCGTTCAGGTGGTCGGTTCTAGCCCTACGCTTTGGGGGGCATTTGAAGGGTATATGCGGCTAACCGCGCAACCGGCGGGCGTGGTGACCTGTGATGCACTATCCATTGACGGCACCAGACAGGTGCATAAGGCGGGTGATGTTTTTGGCTTGGTTGCCGCTGAAGCTGGGATTACGGTTGATAGTGCGGGGATTACGGAATTTAATTCAGCGGGCATTTTAGGGCTTTATATTGATGCGACCACGCCCACGCTGGATTTGTTTAACAAATTAGCAGTTAGTGTGGCGGGGTATTATTATTTTATCGGGGCTACGCTGTATTTGCAGTTGTTGCAGGCACCCAGCACACCGTCACTGACAATTGAGGATTATCAGATTAAAGGGATTAGTCGGTTGGCATTGGGTTTGGGGTCTAATGGTGTGCCTATTTATAGTGTGATTTGTAAATATGACCGGATTGAAAGCGTACAGGCTACGGTCGCAGGTTATGTGTCGAGTGCGCGGCGGCAGCGTCTTAAGACGCAATACCGTGAGATTACGTCAACAGATAGCGCCGTTTTGACGCGGCATATCTTATCTTTAGCCTTGACGGTTGAGAGTTTGTTACGGACGGCAAGCAGCGTTAGTGCGCTTTTAAGCAGGCTGATGGGCATCGTTAAATATCGGCGTGATTTAGTTGAATTAACGCTGGATAGGCAGGAATACGCCCCTATGATCGGTGATACTGTCAGGGCAGTGACACCGCGTTTGGGTTATTCATCGGGGCGCAATTTTGTGGTTATTGACTACGATATTGATGATGTCAATCATGACGTTATAGTGAGGATGTTCGGATGAAGGCGGTTATTTTAGGTTGCAATAATCGCATTGACATTGCAGCCTTAAGCAGTGACACGACCTGGGCAACAACATTGCCGCTAGCTAATATCCAGTCCCATATCTTGGCAAAAAAGGCGCGGACGACGGTTGACGACAGTTTTACGATAACAGTTGATTTGTCGGCCAAGGCGGCGCGTAGCATGGCGATGGTGGCCATTGCCGGACATAACCTGTCACGGACGGCGACGGTTGAGCTTAATTTTTATCAAGGGGCGACGTTAGTTTTTGGGTCTGGGGCGGTTTCGCCTTGGCCTTATCTGGTCGCTGATGATGCGCATTGGTCGGCGCATACGTTTGGATATGCCGTTGTTGATAATGAGCGTATTGCCGGGATGATGCCAACGTTTGTTTATCCGTTGGCTGCGGGCATTCAGGCTAATAAAGTCACGGTTACGGTTGATGACCATAGCAATCCGGCAGGGTATGTTGAGCTTGGGCGGGTGTTTGTCGGGGATGCGTTTGCGCCTTTGCAAAATGTTGAGTATGGCGATGTTTCTATGGGTGTGGTGGATTTTTCTGAGATTCAGACGACCAAGCAACGGGCTAAGGTTTTCTATAAATATCCGGTGATACGCACGGCCAGTGTCGTTTGGAAACATCTTAAAGAAGCCGAGGTGCTGGGCGGCATTTATGCCATGCAGCGGACTACGGGATTGACTGGAGAGCTAGTTTTTGCGGATAGCGTGCCAGATTATCATACGATTGGTGGTGTGGCCGTGCCGGACAGCAATTGGTTTGCTAAGGCGTTTTTGGGTAATCCTACCGATTTGACGGCGTTGACGTATCCGAATTTCAGCGAGTATTCGGGCGGCTTTGGGGTCGAAGAGGTTGCGTTATGAGCTTTGACTATGACCGTAAGCTCATGCGGTTTGTTGAAGTGGTTGATGCTGCGCCGATGCCGTTGGATAGCTTGGAGGCTATTGCCACATCATCAGTATTGGGGCGTGTTTCTAGCGGTGATGGGGTTATTGAGGTTTTGACTGTCGCCCAAGTTAAGGTTTTGCTGGATATTTTAGGCGTAACGGCGTCTTCAGTAGCGGCTAAAGAAGATTCAGCCAACAAATCAACATCAACGGCAGATAGCGGCAGTTCTGCTAAATTTCCCGTGTGGACAGCTTTAATTTCGTATTTGACCACAAATTTTCAGGCCATTTTAGGGTTTACTCCTGAAGATGCCAGTAAAAAAGGGGCGGCTCTTGGATATTGCCCTTTAGATTCGGGTGTAAAAGTTCCACTTGCAAATTTACCGGATGCAATATTGGGGGCTTTGAAATATCAAGACACATGGAATGCCAATACAAACACCCCTACTATTCCGGCAGCTTCATCAGCTAATAAAGGCTATTATTGGATTACATCAGTAGCCGGTTCAACTAACGTGTCAGGCATCACTGATTGGAAAGTGGGCGACTGGGTTGTCAGCAATGGGTCGGCTTATGGAAAAGTTGATAATACGGATGCGATCAGTTCTTTTAATACAAGAACAGGCGCGATCACGCTTCTTGATACGGACGTATTGCCTTTAATTCCCGATACCTCAACTACTGTCAAGGGTCTAGCTTTACTTGCAGGCGATAGCGATGCGATAACAGGTACAAACTCTACAAAATCCGTAACATCCCATGCACTGGCCGCCAAGTTGGCCGACTGGC